CGCATCGAGCGAACCGGGCACGCCGCCGTAGAGCTTGGCGACCAGGTCGCGCACGGTCGCCTGCAGCTGCCGCAACGCGGCCGCTTCCTGCGCGATGACCCAGCGCTTGATCGCGAGGTTCTGGATTGCGCTCGCGCCCTCGCGGCCCTGTGCCTGCGCGAGCAGGTTGGCCGCGTCGATCGCCTTGGTTTCCGAGTCGTGGATCGACTGCAGCTGCTTGCCGTATTCCGAAAGGCCGTGCGTGAGGTCCAGGCTTTCCAGATACGCGCTCGCGTCCGCGAGCTTTTTTGCCTGCTGGTCCTGCGCGCTGTAGTACTGGTCGGCGACGTCGGTCAGTCGCAAGAGCGTCGCGATCTGCTCGCGTCCGGATTCGGTCGTCGCGTCGAGCGACTGCATCAGCGCCCACATGCCGTCGCGCGTCGGTGGCAGCGTGAGGCCGACTTGTGAGAGCGCAGACGTGAGCGCGTCGTTGGCCACGCTGAATTTGTGCGCGTCGGGTGCGAACTTTTCGACGAACGACTGCATGCTTTCGATAAATGCATCCAGCCCGCCCGCGGCCTGCACGAGTCCGTCCGCGATGTCGGCGAATTTCTCCGGGTCCGTCTCGTCGACGACGATGCCGAGCTGCTTGAATGCCTCCTGCGAGACTTGCACTTCCGTCGCGACCCGCACGAGCGTTTCGCCGAGGCCTTCGCCGACCTGTTGATATTTCTCGATGAACGGAACGACGGCGCCGGCGAGGCCGTCGAATATGCTGCTGAATACGGCTTCCAGTTCCTTTTGCTGATCCTCGGCCGAGAGGTCCTTGAGGCTGATCGTTTGCTCTGCGATCTGAAATGCAGCGATCTTGCGCTGCACGTCCTCAAGCGGGAGTCCCAGCGCGACGGCGGCCTGCTCAACAGTGTCCGCGAGCCCGCCGAGGATGAGCTGGAATTGATGGTTGAGCTTGTCGCTGATACTGGCGGTCAGCTCGTCGTAGTCGTCATCCTCGAACAAACTGCCGAGCAGGCCGTGCCCCGTCTTGAATTCTTGGTACGCGACCGCGACGATGCCGTCGAGCATGTCGCTGAGCGTGCCGCCCAGCAGCTTCACGCCTTGGTCGATCAGCTCCGGATCGTCGTGGAACAGGTTGGCCCAGTCGCCTTTTCCACCATCGAGGCCGTACGCAATCTTGATGATCAGGCCCGGAGCAAGCCCAACACCGGGGCTGGCTCCGAAATCGGCATTCGCCGCGCCGCGGGCAATCTGATTTCCAGCCGCGCCGAGCGCGGCATTGAGCGAGTTCAGCGCATCGAGCATGCTGCGGTTGATGCCGACGAGCTTCTGCACCGCGTTCGCGGTGATCTCGGTCGAATTGGCGATCGTCTCGCTTTTCGCATCGGCGTCGCCGAGCACCGTCCCGGTGCCCTGTGACGCCTGCCGCACCTCTGCCGACTGCGCAGATGGACTGCTACCGCCGCCGCCGAGACTGGCGAGCGTTCCGCCAATGCTGGCGATGAACGGCGCGACCGCCGCCGCCATCGCAGCCATTCGCGCCCACGCGCTGTATGGCTCGCCTTCGCCCTGCGTGAGCACGGCAATGACGGCTGCGCGCATCGCAAGCGCGTCCTGAATGATTTGCAGCGCTGCCATGCCGGCGGAAATCTGCTGGTACGACTTGCTGCCTTCTTTCGTGAAGGCGCGCACGGAGCCCAGCAGCGCGGCGTAGGAGCCGACCATCTTGACGCCGAGCTGGTTGTTCGCGTTGGCGATGGCGTTTTCGTACTTCTTGACTTGCTCCGGGTCCAAGGCTTCGCCCATTGGCCCCTTCAGGTCTTTCAGCGCCTTCTCGGCCTGGCCGATGCTGTGGACAAGCGTGAGGAACGGATCGTTGGCGCCAAACTGCGAATAGATGTCCTTGAGCGCGTCGGTGCCCTGTCGCAGGTCGTATTGCGCGCCCGCCAGCTCGCGGATCTCGGCGATCTCTTCTTTCGTCAACGTCGACGTTGCGCGAAGTTTCTGATCGAATTGCTTGCGCGCTGCAATAGACTCCGTGATAAGCGCGGCGTTCTGCGCGTAGGCGCGTCCGCTCAAGCCGAGACCTTGTGCCTCGGCCGCATATTCCTCCCGCAGCTTGCCGACCAGGTCGGTCTCCCCGACGATCTTGTCGATCGTTTGGTCCCGCTCCGCGCGCGCGTTCTCGCGCACCTGCGCCAGCTGCGCTTCGACATCCGTCAGCTGCGCTCCCTTGATGAGTGCTGCTTCGGCGAGCTGGTTACCACGCTCGATCGCGTTGTTGTATTTCGTCCAGGCCTGGTCGAGCGGGCCACCCAGGCGCGCGGCGAGCGAGCCCGCATAGTTGGATAGCGCATCGAGCGCGTTCGAGGCCTCGACGGTATCGTGCGCGACCTGCTTGGCAGCGTTGCCGGTGCTGAGGATCTGCGCCTTCAGCTTCTCCCAGCCTGGCCCCTGTGGTGCGTCCGCCACGGGGCCATCGAAGTTGATGCCCGCGGGCAGCGTGCCGCCGCCCGCATGTATTTCGTAGAGCGCTTGAGCCGCTTCCTTCAGCGCCCTCTGCTTTGCCTCGACCTTGTCATACCGCTTGAGAATGCCGTCGAGCCGCTCCTCGGCCGCCGTGGCGGCGGCCTGGTCCGCTGTGTGCACGGCATCGAGCGACGCGTTGGATTGCTTGGCGATCGCGGCAGCGAGCTTCTTGCCGATCGCCTCGTATTGCGCGACGGCAAAGTTGACACGCGAATCCTCGGACTGCTGGAAGATCGAGTCGAGGAACCCGACGCCGGTCACCCGGACGCGCGCTGCATTTTCCCGCGCCGTGTTGAGCGCTTCCTCGGCGGTCTTGAGATCGGCCTTCAGCGAATCGATCGTCTCCGGACGGCCGACATTCAACATGCGATCCCACGCCGCCGCCGCCGCGTTGCGCACGGCGTTCCAGCCGCGCTCCAGCGAGCCCAGATTCTCGGTGACCTGCTGCGCGCGCGTAGCGAATGCGTTGCCGAATGCCTGATAGGCCGCTGTCGCCGCGTCGGTTGTTCGGCCTTGCTCCTGCAGCGTGCGAATGTGCTGCTGCGTGGTGATGTCGAGGAAGTGGTACTGCTCGTTCAGCGCCATCGTCGCGCGCAATGGATCTTCTGCGATCTTGGCCAGCTCCTTGGCGGCTTCGTTCGCCGACTTGCCGGTCACGGTCGCGAAGTCGACTGCGGCGCGTCCTGCCACTTCCAGTTGCTCGCCGGTGACTCGCCCAGTGTCCACGAGGCTGGTCAAGGCCGCGCGCGCGACACCGATGCGGCCCGTGCTCTCGCCGATGCGCGCGCCCATGTCGAGCACGGAGGCGGCAGTAACGCCGGCGAAGTTCCCCGTCGCGATGATCGATGCCTTGAGCTGCCCGACCTCGTTCGACCCCTTCACCGCGGCCACGCCGAACGCGATGACGGCCGCGATGACCAGGCCGAGGCCGATTGCCAGCGGATTCATCAGCGCGCCGAGCGCTCCGGTTCGATTGGCCAGCGTGATGAACGAGCCCTCGAGTGCCGCAAAGTTACCGCGCGCGATCTCGCCGATCATCACCCCGATTTCGCGCCGGGCGCCCGCCGTCTTCAGCGAAAAATGTCCCATGCCTTCACCGGCACCGAGCGCGTTCCTGCGTACCTCCTCGAGCTTGGCCGCATAGACCGAGTAGTCGTCGTCCCCCAGCCGACCTGCCCGACGATGCGCCCGCAATTTCGCTTCGATCTTGTCGAGTTCGTCGAGCTTCGCGGCGACAGGGTCGATCTGCCCGATCAGCTTGGCGAGATCCGCAGCCTCCTCCGACACCGAGTCGCCGCCCGCCTTCGCGCCGCGAGCCGCGCGCTCCTGTGATGCATTGAGTGCGTCCAGACGCTCGCGCATCACTTCCTGCACGTTCGCGTTGCGCTGCGATGCCTCCCACCAGGCATCCATCTTTTCGCGCATCCCTGCGGCTTGTTCCGCAAGCGCGCGCTGCGACAGCTGGATACCACCGGCAGCTTCCTTCGCTGCCAGCGACTCCTGCACCATCGCGCGGATGCGCGCGGTCGCTTCTTCTTCGGACTCCGCCAGCTGTTTCACGGCGCTTGCGGCCACGCCCATGCCGGCCGCGACTTCGGCGCCCGTGGACGCGGCGGTCTTGCCCGCGTCGCCCAGCGCCGTCGATGTGTTCTGCACGGCCTGGGCCGCTTCGCTGCCACCATCCTTCGTCACCGCCACGAACGAGCGCAGCTCGCCCGTCGCCGTGCGCAGCGTGCCGATCAGGCCGCTGCCATCGGCGGTGAGCTTGAGCTGGAGCTGCAGGTCGGCCACGTCAGGATTTCTTCTCGTTCAACACGGGAGCAGCGGCGTTGGCCATTGCGCGGACCAGGTAGGCAATCTCACGGCGATCGCGCGGCGGGATGCGGTGCAGGCAGCAGACGGATTCGATCTCGGTGTTCGCGATGCCGATGCGAATCGGCGGACCGCCAAACGTCGGGATGTACGTCCATTCGCAGGCGAGGAACACGTCGAGCGCCGGTTTGCACTCGGGCCAGATGCGACCCGGCTCCGCGAGCCGGGTTGCTTCTGCGTATTCCAGGGCGATGGCCTCTTCGCTCCACCCTTTCCCGCGCAGTTCGTCGATGTATTGCTCGATGTCGCTGCCGGGTCCGTCCTGCGCCCACCACACCGCCGCCGCGGTCAGTTTTTTGCCTTGCCCTCGATGCCGATGGACTTGAGCCAGGCCTTCGCGATGGACGGCGACACCGGGTACACGTTGAGCAGCATGGCGCGGTTATCCGGCGTGACTTCCAGCTCGCGGCCTTCGGCGTCCTGCACCTTGCGCCAGCCCTTGAACACGCGATCGAGGAGATCGGCATCCTTCAGCGGCGCCTCTCCCTCTTCGCGCTTGCGGAAGAACTCGTTGATCTCGTCCTGCGGCAGGCGCTCGAACTCGGCGTCGAACTCGAACTTGCGCTTGCGGCCTTCCGCGTCGGTCATTTCAACCGTGACGGGAAAGAAGTAGGTATTGCCTTGGTCGAGCTTGAACATGCGAAACGTCCTTTCGTGGGAGCGGAAAAAATCTCCCCGTGGGGGCACGGGACGTTGCGTGGTGCGGTGGCGACGATAATGGACACCATCCCCACCCAACCCTCCCCTTGAAGGGGAGGGCTTGAAGCGGCGTCAGGTGAAGGCGAGCGACACCTCGTCGTCGCCGGCGCCGTAGACGAAGCCGAGCTTGGCCTCCAGCATCGCGCGGCCCTTGTCGTCGGCGTAGTTGGGTTCCAGCAGCTGCACGTTCGGCGCGGCGATCGTGACGATGTTGCCCGGCGTCATGCCGTGGACGAGCGTGAGCGCGTCGGTCGTGTCGTTCATGGCCGTGGTGAAGTAGTTCTTCGTGGCCAGCGTCGGCGCAAGCAGGCTGATGCTGCCGGCCGGGTTGCGCTCCATGATGTCCACGAACTGCTCGCCGGGGTTGTCGAAAAACTGCACGTCGTTGGCGTGGTCGTAGCTGAAGCTGCGATACACCGAATCCAGGCCATGCAGGCTCACCTTGGGCGTGAACGCGAACGTGACCGGGCGCGGCGTCTTGAAGCCGCTGAAATCCGGCGCGAGCGCGGCCGCGCTGACCGGGTCGATCCACAGGCCCGTGAACTTGAAGTGGATGTACGGAATGCCCTGGCTGTCGAACTTGATGGACCAAGTGCCGCGTGCGCCCTTCGTCGCATGCCGCTGGCCGTCCAGCTCGACGTACATCGTGAGCGATCCGAGGCTGTCGCTGGCCGGCGCGTACGTCACGCTGGTGTCTTCGACGACCGTCTCGGACATCTGGCAGGCCTTGAACAGCACGCCGTACGCGGGCGCGGTGCCGGCGGTGCCGGAACCGGCCAGCTCCACATCGAACTCGATCTCGATGTGCGGGCCGGTGTGAATGGCTCCGCTGTTGCCGGGCTTGGCGCCGTCGAGCTTGCGATCGACGGTCTGCGCGACGAACGGCGTGACTTTGAGTTCGTGGGTGCGGATGGCGTTGTCGCCGGTCAGCGCGACGGCGGTGCCGTAGGTGACTTCGAGATCCGCGAAGAGCGCGATTTTGCGCATGCGCATGGTGACTTACTCCTGCTTGCCGCGGCGCGCGCCGCGAGAACGGTGCGGCTCGGCCGCGGGCGACGCTGCCGGCTCTTCGGCCGGAGCGGATTCGGGTTGCGCCGAAGGCGCGGCGGCCGGCGCAGGGGCCGTTGCCGCGCGCGTCGCCGGCGTGTGGTGCGTGAAGCGGCCGGTGCGGTCGTAGTGGAACGTGCCGCCGACGCTCTTGTCGGGTTCGTGGGGAGTGCGGTTCATGGTTGGCGATCCAGGTAGCGAACGGTGGTGAGGCTCAAGCGGCAGGCGTGGCAGAGCACGCCCGCGAACATCACGGGGCCGGAGTCGTCGAGCTGCAGGCCGCTGACGCCATCCGGGCTCGTCGGGTCCGAGCATTGGTCGACGGTGCCGCCGAGGGTTTCGTCCTGCGCAAACGCATCGCGCAGGGACTCGATGAGGGCGTCGAACGTCAGCTCGCTCGCGTTCGCATCGTCGAACGCCATGAAGCCGACGATGCGCCAGCGCAGCTGCTCGACGGTGTGCGCCTGGCGGTTGCCGGTCTCGGCGGTGGCGACGCGGCGCACGTACCAGCCGCGCAGCTGGTTGTGCGGCGCCGACCAGTAGAGCGCCTTGAGCTTGGCCAGGTCGGCCGCGTAGCGCTCGTGCAACTGCACGATGCCGACGTCATCGACCGACGACATGCGCGCAACGATCGCGAGGCGGATCGCTTCGATGCTCATGCGCCGCTCCGGGCGAGTTCCGCGGCGATGCGGCGCATGGCGCCGTCGAACACTTCGCGGATGTAGGGTTGCTTGGCGTCCCAGGTGCGCTGCCACACCGGGTTCGCCGGTGTGCCCTTGCGCCGGATCTTCCAGGCGACGGCGTGCGCGATCGACAACGCGGATTCCTCATCGGATTCGCCGAACTTGGCCTGCACCCAGTCGGCGAGCGCTTGCACGCCTTCTTCCGACACCGGGTGCGGCTTGGTGCCCAGCTCCACGAACACGGCCTGCGGCAGCGACGAGTACGTCATGCCGATGACGTTGTCCGCGAGCGCGTGCTCCTCGGTGGTGACCGATCCCTGCAGGCCGGCTGCGCCGCCCGCGCCCTTGGGCAGGTCGCGCTTGAGCGTGTTCTGAAGGTCCAGGTCGATCACCGTCATCGCGCGCATGAGCACGGTGCGCGTGATGTCCGGCGAGCGTTGCCAGTAGTCCGCGAGCTGCGCGTAGTCGGAGGCGTCGATCGTCGCTTTCACGAGCGCGGCCACTCCGAAGGTGGATGGAACAGGCGGCGACCGCCGAGCGCGTTGCGGCTCGGCAGTACGGTCTCGGCGTACGCGGGCTTGGCACGATCGTTCGGCGCCGGGGCAACCACCTTCGCGTAGTCCGCGGCGAGATCGCGCTGGCGCTGGCGCCAACGGCCGCTCTTGCCCTGGTGATCGACGGTGTCGGCGCTGATGGTCGGCGCGCCCTCGCTGCTGTACTGCGCGGCAAGCTGGCCGCACAGGTCCGACGCGGCGAGCGCGGCGAGCGCGCGGCGATGCGCCACGGGCACGGTGTCGGTGCCGGCGTCGAGCACGTGCAGCGCGCTGTAGGTGAGCCGTACGGCGTCGCCGGCCGGCAGCTCCGCGAGGAGCAGGATGTCTTCGCCGCTCGGCGTGGCGCGCACGTCGAGCAGCTCCGGAGGAATGAAAGCGATCGGCCGCCGGCCGATCGGGTATTCCGCGCTGACCAGGCGCGAGGCGCCCATCGTCCAGGCGTCAGGCAACGGCAGGGAGCCGTCGCCGGCGACGCTCACGTCTTCGATGACGCGGCGTGGCGCATCGACGCTGTAGCGAGCGAGCGCATTGGCGATCGCATCGTCACGTTGCGTCGAAGAAATGACCTGGTCCGAATCCCGGACCAGGTCATCGACGAGCTGCTGGACGGCGGCAAGGCTCATCAGTCGGCGACGATCGCGCCGTAGAAGCCGCGGAAGTCGCGCACCGCGCCGCCGTAGATGTGCCGGATCTTGTACTTGATCTGGTCGTTCGTGAAGAGCGAGCCCTGCGTGGGCAGATCCTGCACGAACAGGTCCGGCGTCTCGCTGCCGTAGAAGCCCAGCTCGATCAGCGGGCACTGCGCGTTGTCCGTCGTCGCGTACCAGTTGCTGACGTCGGTCCAGTAGTCGACCACGTGCACGGTCGGCTTGCGCGACTGGACGAAGGTCTCGTCGTTGTTCGTGTTGCGCACGAACAGGTTGAAGGCCGTCTCCTCCAGCTCCGCCGGAATCACCAGATGGCGCAACGTGAGGCCCAGGCGCTTGTTGCTCGACAGCTCGGTCTGCTGCTTGATCGCCAGGCGCGCCGCGGCGAAGGACGTCGCGTCGAGCGCGGCGGTGCCGGTGTTGTTGTGCGTGGCGTGGAACAGCGCCTTGGTGTCGTAGATGGTCGGGTTCGTCGCCAGGAAGTCGTAGACGAACTCGTACAGCGTGCGACCCGCGGCCGTGGCCAGGCTCATCGGAATGCGGCGGATCACGCCGACGTCGTCGTTCGCGATCGTCTCGATCGACAGCGTCTCGGTGCCGCCGCGCTTCGTCGCCGAATACTTGGCGGCTTCATCGCCTGGCGTGGTGAGTGCGTTGTACGCGCCGTTTTCCGCGACCGCCGGCAGGTTGCCGTAGCCGCCCATGCGCACGCGCTTCTGCTCGCGGAAGTCGTTGACCGGCACGACGTCGCACATCCAGCGGAAGTCGCTGTATGCCTCCGACGAGCCGTAGTCGCGGATCATTGCGCGGGTGATCGAGTCGCCCAGGATGTTGGAGAACGTCGTGGAGCTGACGGCCTCGGCGAAGCGCTGCTCGCCGACCGCTTCGCGCAGGCGGCGCAGGTCGCAGTTCTGGATCAGGCCGGTCACGCGCGTGTCGCCCGTGATCTCGATGTACGCCTCACGGAAACTCGACGCCGGCTTGCTGCGGTCGAAGAAGTTGTCGAGCATCGCGTCGACCTTCTCGGCGCGGTCCTCGCCGGCCTCGATCGAGCCGAGCCCGCGGATCTGCGCGCCCTCGGTCATGCGGCCGATGTATTCGCGCTCGCCGGTGATCGCCGCGGTGACGTCTGCATCGGTGAAGCTGGCCGCTTCCGCGAAGCGCTGCGTGAGACGCTCCTGCGCGGCCGCGGGCAAGCGGCTGCCGGCGATGGCGACGCGCGCGTTGGCACGCGCCTCGACCATGCGGATGCGCGCATCGACGTCGGCGGCGGTAACCGGCGCGGACTCACCCGCGCCGGCACCGTTTCCACCACCACTGCCTGCCGAGTTGTTGGGGTTCGCCGCCGATTCGGCCGCAACGGCCTCGCGGTAGGCGGTCATGACGTCCTCGTCCGTGGCGTCGGCGAGGGCCTTGGCGCGATCGGCGTCGCGCGCTTCGATGAACTTGAGCATCTGCTGACGCAGCATGTCGGACTCCTGGGTGGATGCAGCTTCAATGAAACGGATGACTTGCCCGCCAGCACCCGGCTCGATGATCAGGTCGACGCTGTCGACCTTCACGAGCTTGGTGGCCTCGCGGAACTTGCCTTTCTTCTTCGCGCTGCCGGTCGCGTCGATCGACAGGCCGAAGAGATCGGTCATGCCGCGCGAGACGGCCTCGCGCAGCTTTGCGGCGACGTCGCTGGTCTCCAGCACGTCGAGCACCGCCTGGATTTCGCCGGACGCTTCGACGAAGCGCGGCTCGGTGAGCTTGCCGACGAGCTGTCGAAAGTCCTTTGCGGCGCGATCGCCCTTGATGTGCGCGTCGTCGTTCTTCACGAAGACGCGCGTGCCGTCGAACTTGCCGACGGCCTCGCGCAGCACGGCGGCGGGATAGTCCACGCCGTTGAGCGACGTGCCGGCCTTGATGACGCGCACCAGGTAACGCGGCGGCGCGGAAGCATCCGCGCCGGCGATGGCCTCGATGAACACGGAAGCATGGGCAGCCGCGGCGGGGGAGCTTTGTCCCGCCGCGACTGCCTCTGCCACCCGTGCCCCCACAGGTGCGAAATCGACGATGACTTCGCCCGGCGTGCCGAGCGTGACCTGGTTGTCGTCGCCGATGGTGTACGGATAGGCCCAGTAGCGGCCCTGCGCGAAGACGATCGCGCGGTCGGGGAACACGGAGTCGAGGGAGAAATCCCAGCCGTCCGACGTCACGCGTCGCGCTTCGCGCACGGCAGCGCGCACGAGATCGACCACCTGGCCAAGCTCGGTGGCTGCCGCCTCGCGCAAGGCGGTTTCGCCGACGATGCCTGCGGCGGCGATCGCCGCGGCGAGCGCGCGCAGCTTCATTCGCGCGGCTCCTTCCAGCGGCGCACATCGTCCTCGAGGATGCGCGCGTGCTTGCCTTCGGCAATGACGCGCACTTCGCCGACCGGCTCGTACTCGGCCGCAGCGGTTTCGACGTTGTCGTTCTGATCGGCCGACGCGCCAGGCTGCGCGGCTGCCTTCTTGGGCTTGGACATGGAACCTCCGGGGAACGGGGAACAACCGTTGCGGAGGCGATGATGCGAAGGCCGTGTCGGCCAGTCTTTTAGCGGGCGCTAAAAGAAAAACCCCGCCGGAGCGGGGTTCGGAGTGAGTGGATCAGGCGGCGGGCCGAAGTCGATCGAGATAGCGTTCCTGCGCGGCGCCGCCCTCGGCTTTTCCGATGCGCACGAACTCCTCGACCTGTTCGACCGACAGCGTAACGCCGTCGATGGAAACATGCGTCGACGTCGGCGAATCCATCCATTGCTGGATGGACGCACCGTCGAGCTGCTGCAGGTTGAGTACGTGGCGCGTCATGGCGTCGGGTTGCGATAAGTCTCGATGCGGATCAGGCCCCGGCGGACCAGCTCTTCAATCAGGCCCGCCAGGATACGGCGATCATACTCCGACTCCGGCGCCCCGGCTTTGCGCAGGTCATCGCGCAGGGAGCGGGCGTAGGCACGCAATTCATGCTCCTGCCGCAAGAGCGCAGCGAGGTTCCATCCGGACAGGGGCGGCAGCAGCCGGTGGCGCACGTTCGGCCCGGCCACGCGCATCTCTGCGAACTCGCGCCCGGCCGCGGCGAAGATGTCGAAGATCGACGGCAGCGCATCATCGAAGTGGGTGTGCGTGAGGACTGCGCCGCGCGCCACCGAAACGGCCAATCCTTCGAGCCTCACGAGTTTGCGCGTGCCTTCGGCCGACCACAGGACGGCGCCCGTTTCGTCAAGCAGGTAGGCCCATTCGACCGCGCGTGTGGGCAGTTCGCGTTCGAGCTGGATCAGTGCGTCGGCGAGCGCCTGGCTCAAGCCGCCCACACCGGCGCGTTCCCACGCGGCGGGCGGCGCGTGATTGGCGAGCATGCCCGCCGGCTCCTGCACGACGACGCCGTTGCGCACGATCGTTCCGGGTTGGACGATCGGGCCGATGGGGCCGGCGAAGATGTCGTCGATGCTCGACGTCGACGGGTTCGGCGGCTTTGGCGCAGCGGGTGGTGTCGTTGCCGGCTTCGCCGCCGGCACGGGAGGCGCGGGGTTCGGCAACGGCACGCCGTTGCGCGTGCCATCGCCCGGCTGGACGATCGGCCCGATGGGGCCGGCGAAGATGTCCTCGACGCTCGGCAGCACCGATTCCATCATGCAGCCGCAGTTGATGGTGTTCTTCGCGCTCGCGTTCGGATCGAGCGGAAAGCGCAGCTGCTCGACCTCGCCGGTTTTCGGATCGACGATCTCGAACGGCTCTTCAACCGGGATCGGCTCCTGCTGCGCGGCGTGGATGTGCCCCGGCCGACCGTGCGCCTTGCCGCTGTGTATCCAGCGCTTCTTGAGGCCGGGGATGCGCCTGGCCTGTTCGAGCAGCGCCTCGTAGTGCGCGGCGTTGTAGGCGCGGCCGATCTCGGTGTAGGCGATCGTCATCGCGCGGCGCCGCGGGGCGTGGTCGAGGATTGCCTGGATGTCGCTGATCGTCTGCGAGAGCGTGCGCACGCCGAGCAGGTGCTGCGTGAGCGCGGTGTTGATCTGGCGGATCGCCTGCTGCGAGACGTCCTTGATGCGGTCGGTGAGCATGTTGCGCACGGCGAGCAGCGCGCGCGTGTTGATGCGCAAGGCCGATGCCGACGCTTGCGAGACGCCCGCGGCCCACGCCTGGTCTGCGCCGGCGATCGCCGCGGCTGTCGCATCGCCCCGGAACACGCCGAGCACGCGGTCGATTTCGGCGCGCTGCCGCTGAAGGCGACGCGCAACGTCCGCGCTCGTCGCGGTGCGCAGGGATTCCTCGATCTGCTCGCGCGCGATGCCGAGCTGGCGCAGCAGCTCGTCGATCAGCGCGCGGCGAATCGGCGGGAGCGGCGCGGCCGGCACCGCGCTTTACTCGGCGACCTCTTCTGCCGGCGCGGGCGCCGGCGGCGGCGCGCCATTTGGCGGCGGGTTCGGGTTGAGGCCGTCGAGGTCGTCGCCGCCACGCTCGGCAAGTTCTTCCTGCGCCGTCTTCAGCTCGTCTTCGACGTCGAACTCCACGCCCAGGCGCGCGGCCATCGCTGCCACCATGCGCAAGGCCGTTTCGCGTGACAGAAGCCCTTCGGCGATGAGCTGCGCCACGGCCGCGGTGATCTGTTGCAGCGCCGAGGCGTACTTCGTGGTGTCCTTCGCGGTCAGCTCTGGCCATTCCACGTGCAGCGTCGCGAGCAGCGCCGCCTTGTCCTTTGGCACCTCGTCGTCGAGCACGCCCCAGTGCGCGCGCACGACGTATTCGCCGACGCAGGCGAGCATGTCGCCGACGACCTGCTGGCGCATGTCGAGCATCTTCTCGGTCGGCTCGGTCATGCTGCTGCCGGTGGACTTGTTCACGTCCTCGGCGCCGCCGTACCAGTGCTCCGGCACCGTGGCGCCACCGAGCATGTGGTTGCGGATGAGGCGCGCGGCTTGCGCGGCGTCGTACGCGTTGAGCGACGGCGCCTCGGCCTTCCAGTTTTCGTTCTCGTTGTGGACGCGCACGCCGCCCGGCCGCGGCGGCGTGATCTTGCGGGCGCGCTCGTTCACTTCCTCCGGCGTGGCCCCGTTGAGCGTCACGTCGAAGAAGTAGGCGCGCAGCGCCGCGGCGCGATCGACCTCGCCGAAGAGGAACGTGTCGTAGGCATCGAGCCAGTCCATCTGCGCGAGCAGGTCGCTGCGGCCGCGCGTGGCGCTGGAGAGGTCGTTGACGCGGAAGTAGAAGCAATCGCCGGTCGTGAATGTCGTGCGGATTTTCTGCGCCGTCTCGCCGAACGCGGTTTCGGGCACGTTAACGATGACGCGATAACGCCGCGCGACGCCCCTGGCGTTCTTGCGCGTGACGATGCCGATCGGCTGCTCGCTGTTGTCCGGGTCGACCACGACGGTTTCGATGAGCGCGGGGTCGAGATAGCCCACACGCACGAAGCCCGTGGTTTCGTTGCGGAACACGGGATAGCACTGCTCGCCGAACAGGCCGAGTTCGCGCACGCGCTTGGGGAGCTTGGCCTTCCACGCGTTGAGGCCGTCGCGCCAGTGCGCATCGAGCGCGGCCTGTGCGTCCTCGTCGTCGATGACGATCTTCACGCCCTGCGAAAGCAGGTAGGCGACGGGCAGCTCGACCAGACGGTTGGCGAGCAGGTTCGATTCCCACAGGAAATGCGCGAGCTTCTGCATGCGCATGTGGGTCATCGGCGCCAGGTCGCGGTTGCCGTCGCCGGTGAGGCGGCGCCACTGGTCGTCGTCGGCGTCGACCGTCGCGCCGGCGGCTTCGCGCAGCGGTTGTTCGACGGGCGGCGGCGCGGCCGGGCGGAAGACCGAAACGAGGCGTTCGAGCAGGCTCATGGGGTTTCACTCCGGGAAGCGCCCCTCGGACGGGCCGAGAACGCGCAGAATCGTTTTGCAAAGCGGGTCGGGTTCTTTGGATGGGGCATTGCGGCGCTCCGGGGTCAGGAATCGCCTGTGGCGCGTTCTGTGCGCGATCCGAACATCGAGGCCCGGCGACGGCCGAGCATGCCTTCGGGAAGGCGGTCGGCCTCGGTGGCTTCCACCGTGGCGCCGGCTGCCGGTTGCGCGTTCGTCTCGCCGGCATGCAGTGCGAGCATGTGCGCCCAGAACTCATCCGCGTGACCGGATTCGTTGCGGTCGGCGTCGAAGCGCGCGTTGCCGGCGGCGGTCGTCATCTTGCGTACGGCGTGGTGGCTGTCGCGGATGTCGCGGCTCACGGGGATGCGCACGCGCTTGTCCTCGAACAGCTGCTTGCCGGTCGTGGCCAGGTGTTGCTTGACCTCGCCGGAGAACGTGACGCCTTCGACGCGGTACTCGCCCCAGCGCCGCTGCGCCTCTTCGACGATCGGCATGCCCAGGCCCGTCTTGTCGATGCAGGCGCGGCGCGCGCTGAACAAGCGCATGCAGCGGTCGAACACGTCGAGCTGCTCGGCGAAGGTGGTGCGTTTCATGGTGTGAACGGAGCGCGTCCAGAACACATCGCCGACGCGCTGCACGACCCAGATGACGGACTTGTCCTGCGTGCGCGCGACGTCCCAACCGACGTAGCACTCGCCGACCTTTTCCAGGTGCGCGATGTTGCCGGCCTCGGCCGACTCGCACGCGGTGATCTGCTCCCACGACAACCAGGCCGACGCCTCGTCGACGGGGTTGCACATGTACTCCTGCTGCCAGGTGTCCTCGTCGCCGCAGCTCTCGCGCTCGGCGTCGATCCATGCCTGGCGTTCGGCGTCGGTGAGCTTGCGGCCGAGGATGCGATCGGCGAGGCCGTCGTTTACCGCGTCGACGATCGTGACGGTGTGCAGGTTCCACAGCGGCTTGCGGCCTTCGGCGATCGCCTTCTTCGCCTCGCTCACCATGCGGTAGTAGCGATTGCCCTTGCCGTTGTAGGTGGACAGGATGCGCGCCGGGAATCCCCAGGTGATGATCGGGCGCGCGGCCTTCCACATCGCTTCCTGGTCGGCGTGGAAGGCGAACTCGTCGAGCACGAGCTTGCCGCCCTTCGAACGAAATGCCTTCGGGTTCGAGGTGAGCGCGTTGATGCGCCGGCCGGTGGCGAACTCGACGGTGAGCGCCTTGATGTCGTCGTCGCGGCTGATGACCGTCTCGCCGAGGTCGGTGGCGGCGATCTTGAAGATGCGCGCCCACTGCGCGACGTAGCGGATGTATTCCTTCGCGGCGGACTCATCGGCCGAGGAGAACCACACGTCGAGCGGGTTGTCGGCGCGCGCGGCGTCGAGCATGTCCTCGTAGCTCTGCACGTAGGTGAAGCCGACGCGGCGCGACTTCTCGACGATCTTCAGGCGCGACTGATCGCGCAGCCATGCGATCTGGTACGGCATGAAGTAGGTGGAAAGGCTCGCACTCATCGCCGATGGCGTGCCTTGCGCTCCGCGCGACGCTTTTCGCGCTTCGCTTTCGAGCGGCTCTTCGGCGCGCCGTTGGCTGGACGCAGACGGCGACTCGCGCGCGGGTAGTACGCATCACCCGCGACGATGGCGTCGAGCGGCTCGGCAATGGAAGAGATGCCGCCGGCGGCGAGCGCGAGCGCGATGGCGAGCGTGTTCGTTCTCACAGCAGCCGCAGCTCCTTCTGGATTTCGTCGATCGTGGCTTGCGACAGGCCGACGCGTTCGCCGACCTCGCCGGCCTTCTTCGCCGCGCGCTCGATGGCGGCGCGCTCGATCTTTTCGCGACGCTCGATGCTGCGCTTGGTGCTCGACTCCAGCGATTCGAGCGCCTTGGCGAACAGCATCAGGTCCATCGCCTTCACCGGCTTGGCGGGCTTGCCGTCCGGCGCGGTGCCGTCGAGCTGCGTCTGCGCGACCTGGTCGAGCGTCTGGTAGGCAATGCCGGTGAGCATCTGCTGGCACAGCGTGGCGACGTCGCCCTTGCTGTGCTCGCCCAGCTCGGCGACCCAGCGGCCGGCAACTTCCTGTGCCTCGCGGAAGCGCGTCATCTGCTCGCGCGCGCTCTTCACGTAGCGGCCGACCGCGGACTTGGAAACGTCCGCGTCCAGCTCGTTGAGCTTGTCGGTGATCTCGTGGATGGTCTTGCCTTCGCGGATGAGGCGATGGCACAGGTCCGCGAGTTCCTGCGGCAGGCGCGCGATGGTCGAGGGGCGGGCCATCGTCATGCCTCCGGCAGCAGGCCGGCAAACGCCCACAGCAGGAAGGCGCGAATGACTTCTGTCGACCGCTCCGCGCACGTCGGCGGATCGCGCAGCGCCGCGCGAATCGACAACGGCAGCGCGCGATGCGATGGCAAGCGGTGGCGCACGGGCTTCTTCGGCTTCATGGCGTCAGTCCTCGATGAGCTGCACGCCGGGGAAGTCGAGGTCGCCCGTGATGACGTCGCGACCGCGTTCCGTGATGCGCACGAACAGCACACCCGCGACGTCGCGCTGCACGAGCAGGCCGTGACGCGAGAGCCAGGCGATGTCGATGGCGAAGGTATCGGCGTCGGTCTTGTAGCCGAAGCTGCGCAGCGTTTGCCGCAGAAGCGGTTCGGACATGCCGGTGTCGTTGCTCGCGCGCAGCAGCGCGAGAATGCGGCCGCGGCGGTAGGGCATGGTCTGTTCGGTGAGGTTCATGTCAGCGGCTCCTGCGGTGGCCGGCGAGGTTGTCTTGCATGAGGCGCTGCAGAACGCGCAGCTGCTCGCCGATCATCTGGCTCTGCGTGATGGACTGCGCGCGCGTGGCGGCGAGGTCTTCCGCCAGGCGGTTGATCTTTTCGTGGATGGCGCCGAGATCCTTGGCGCGCAGGACGTGCTTCTCGTCCTCGGCCTGGCGCGTCTCGATGCGGGCGAGCGCGTTGCCCATTTCGCCGACGCGCTCGCGGATCTCTTCGAGCGATTCCTCGGCGTGCCGTTTCACCGCAGCATCGCCGTCGATGATCTGCTGTCCGACGACGTCGAGCGAGCGCACGCGGCGCCACACGCCGACGCACACCGCCGCGGCGATCACCGCGCAGGTGGCGGCAACGATCGCCGCGACGAAAACCCAATCGACTTCAAGCACCGTATTTCTCCCACGTCCCCTGACATTCGGCGCAGCGCTCCGCGCCCGGCACCGCCGCGCGGCGGCGCGGATCGATCGGCTCGCCGCAGCGGATGCATTCCGACGCGCCGATACCGGAGGGCGCGCTCGCCGCCTTGCGGCGCCATGCGTCCAGCGCCGCGTCGCGATCGAGCTGCTCGCGCTCCTGTCCGCGCTCCACGTCATCCACCACGGCGCAATTTCCTCGATTCCAGGCGCAGCTCCTGCGCGCAGGCGCGCTTGATGCGCGCATGCATGTTCATGAGCTTGCGATCGACGGCGGAATAGTCGGCGTTGGGCAGCTCGGCGAGCCGTTCCAGGCCGCTGGCCTCGCTGTCCCAGCGGTTGCACAGCTCGTCGGTCCAGGTTCGGCTACTGGCCATCGGTGCGCCCCAACAGCGCGGCGCGCGCGCGGTCCGCGTTGCACATGTCCACGATCGCGTCGTAGGCCGGCAGCAGCGCGAGTGCATCGAGCGCGCAGACGAACGACTGGCCGTCCAGAAAACACAGCGCCGGCGGTGCCGGCGGCTTCATGAGCGGTGCGGTGAGCGCGTCCGGCAGCGGCCGGTACGCGATCACCGGCACTTCAATCGTGACGGGGCGCGTCACTACCGCCGGCTTGTTCGCGCGCAGGCCACAACTGGCGAGCGACAGCAGGACAAACAGGCAGAGTGGCCAGCGCAGCGCAGGCGGGGTCTTCATGTCGGGCTCGTGCAAGGGATTCGGTGCGCTCGCGGGCGCGGGTCTGGATGCGCTCGACCGCCGCGGGGCGATCGGCAATGGCGGCTTCCGCCGCGGCAAGGCGCTTGTCGTGCTCGGTGCGCCAGGCGTCGATGCGACCGGCGAGCGCCGCGTTGGCGACCTCCGCGGCGGACGCGCCGGACACGCACGTGGCGACCTGCGCAGCCGCGTCGGTCGCGGCGGTCTGCGCGCGCTCGCCGCGCCACGACCAGCCGGCGAAGGCGCTCGCGGCCATGAGCGCGAGCACGGCAACGACGATGGCGACGGCGCGCGTCACGCGCACACCGCCGTGCCGGACCAGCCGGCGGCGAGGTATGCGGGTTCCAGCAGCGTGAGGATGCGCCGCACGTAATTGCGGTTCTCGACGAACGCCCAGCGCGCGCGCGCCGAGAACCGCTCAACATGATCGAACCACCGGGCAGGATCAGCCCCCTTGGCTGACGCCCGGCGCTGATCGCGCTGGAGATTGGCCAGGCCCCCGTTGTAGCTGCCGAACGCGAACGCCCAGCGGTCGCACGGCGTCGCCGCATCCGCGACGCGTGCGTAGAGCCACGCGTCGTAGCAGACGACGGCGCGCACGCTCCAGTCCGCAGACCAGGGATCGGGCGGTCCGATCTCGGGGCAGACGTCTTTCGAGAGCCAGGCGCCAGTGGCCGGCGTGAATTGCGCCAGGCCTTCTGCGTACGGGCTGCGCGCGTCGGCGCGCCAGAGGCTTTCCTGGTGCACCTGCGCGGCGATGCGCGCGAGACTGCTCGGCTCGCCGAAGCGGGCGACAACCTCGCGCTGCAACTTGAAGCGGTACAGGTACGAGGTGGCCGGCACGACGATGCGCTCCGGCGGCGGTGCGACTTCCGCAGCGCTCGCCGACGCGATCAGGCCGGTGCGATGAAGCGTCGCGATGAACACGTAAATGACAATGACGAAAGCGAGCAGCACGGCCGTGAGGAAGCCCACGAAGCTCAACGCCACGAACGCCAACTGTGCAGCGCGACGGATCACTGGAAGAACCCCGCCGCGAGGATCGTCGCGCAGACGATGAACGCGCGGCGCTTTTCCGCGGCCATGCGTTCGATGTCCTTGAGCGAACCGGGCCGCGACTTGGGATGCAGCAGCCGGTCGAACCAGTAGCCGAGATAGGCGGCGATCGCCAGCTTGCACACCAGCCAGGCGAGCAGGCCGTTCTTGACCGGCTGCGGGTAGTCGATGAGCGCGTTCGGCTGAGCGATGAGCAGGAGCAGCAGCAGCGCGATGGCGAGCAGCGCTGTGCCGCGCAGCTTGTCGCGCAGGGTGGGAAGCGCTGACGCGACAAAGGCCGCGAAGCGGGTGCGGATCGACTGCCAGAGGGAAGGAATGTCCATGCCGCGATCGTCGCGGCACGGACGGCAGCCGGTCTTTTAGCGGACGCTAAAAGGTGTCCGCATCATCCTTTTCAGGCTGCTCGACGGAGCCAAGCCCTCGAAGTGCATCGCGTGACCGGGCCGCGGAGACATCCTGATCCATAGCCGACTTGAGCATATCCGCTGGCCGGAGCGTGAGAACTACCGTCCACACCTGCCACAACGTCAAGAGTACCAACAGTGCGAACGATGCGCGGCTAAGAATTGCCATCGTGGGCGGCGAAAAATTCATCCCCTTCGCTATCGGCGCCACTACGCCAATTAACAAGATCACGCACAGGGTGACCGTTGAATGGACGACGGGCTCGAACAGATCAAGAAAGCGTTCGCTGACACCCGCCCTCGAATCCACACCGCCAGGCATCAGGCGCAGCCGCTCAGGGAAAGCGATGGCAATCCATGCTCCGACAACGGCAAAAATGATGGCGGCAGTCGTGCGGAGGGCCTCGTACAAAGGCCACTGTGTCCCCGAGAAATGGATAGCCGGAGCCCAAAAAAACACTGCAATGGACACGACCAAGAGAGCCGCGAACATCAAACCGCTCGTGGTGAGTCGACGCTTCATGACATGAGTTTAAGCAGTTCCGCTTTGATCTTCATTACCTGCCCAAGCAGCTTTGTTGCATCGATCTTTCCGGACGCAGCATCTCGCGTTACATCGATCGTGAACTCACCGCTGGCGCGCGCGCCGCTCAACCAGTAGATCTGTTGATCCGACTTGAATTTGAACCCGTAATCATCCCACTGAACCTCGCCCTTGCTCTCCCAGTCTTTAACAGATGAACGAGATCGCGGCGATGGCATAGCAGCGCTCGTGCGTAAAACCCGGCGGCCGCACCTCGGCGCAGAAGTGATCGGACTCGACGGATGTGATCTTCGCATCCAGCGTGTTACGGCCGTTTGCGATGGTCGCAGGCTTTCCGATGTACTCGCGCAGCTTGTCGGCGAGCGTCGCAGCGTGGGCGCTCGGCGTGAACGCCAGCATTGCCGCGATCAAGAGACTCTCTGTCTTCATGCTTCCTCCTTTCACTTCCTGGACTTCTTCGGCTTCGGCGGCGGCACGCCGATGTGCTGATCGCGCCCCGCTGCGAAGCCGCCCTTTGCCGTAACGATAGTCGCACCTCGACGCGGCGAACGACCACGCACGTCGCGGCTCATTTCCCGCAGCACCGGCAACACCTGCTCGCGAGCACTTGGCGGCAATTCCCGGTAGAGCAAGACCACGGCGCGCTCGTCGAGCGACAGCACGAGCGGCGCCTCGCCATGCCATTGCGGCCACAGCTCTTCGAGTGTGTAGCCCGTGATCGCGGAGATCCGCTCTTCGATCTGCGCGCTTCGGCTGCGCCCATTGATGACCGTGCTCATCGTCGCCGGCTTTATGCCGCACTCCTTTGCCAACGCCGCTTGTGAGTAGCCGCGCACCTTGAGAGCCGCCTGAATTTCCGCTGGATGCATACCCACTCCGTTCGCATCGCTTGACGACGCAAAGTTAATGTGTTTAGCTAACACCATTGTCGAACATAATTAGCTAACAAATTGCGCGCCAACGCTGGCGCATCTCCACAAGGGTCAGTTCACGTCATGCATCCCGCCCTCATCAAGGCCGCTATCGCGATGGCCAATACGCAACAGGCCGACATCGCGGAAGAACTGAAGGTTGCCCGATCCACTGTTCATTCCGTGATTGAAGGCAATACCCGAAGCAAGCGCGTCGAGCTGCGCATCGCCGCGATCATCAACAGGCCGCTCACGGAAATCTGGCCGCAGTGGTACGGCCCAAAGGCATCTCGCCGTCGCCGCCTTTCGGCTGCGGAAATTCAGGCTGCGCTCAAAACGCTGCCGACCGCCGCGAGGAACTGACGCCATGCATCCCGCAAAGATTCGCGCAGAACTCGGCATTCGCCGCATTTCGCAAACCGACATCGCCGCGACGCTCGGCATAAGGGCAAACACCGTTTGCGCGGTGATTGCTGGTCGTAGCAGGAGCCATCGCGTTGAACGGTTCATTGCCGATACCGTCGGCTTGTCGCGAGAAGAAATCTGGCCGCAGTGGTTCAAGCCTTCGGCCATCGTTAAAGCCATCGAAAACCGCCGCGCGCGTGCCGTAGAAGGGCCCAAGCCAGTACCGGACTCTGCGGATGAAGATTCCGAGATCACGCGCCTCGACCGCATCGAGCGCAAGCTCGACACGCTCACGCAGTGGGCCGAACGCACCGCAGGGCAGCTGCTGTATTCGCCGCTGCGCACGGACACCACCAAGGTGCCGGGCACTGGCTTGGCGTCCGATCCGGCGCAACAGCTCGATGACATCGTCGCGCTGCTCACGCAGGCAAATCGCCATCTGCAACGGCTTGAAGACCGTGCCGTCGATTCAAGTCGGCGAGCATTTTGTAACCGGCCTGCACGCAGTGACGCTCGATCTCCTGCAGCGTCGGCTCCTTCTCGGACGGGGGAATGTCGGTGACGACCGTGACCTCGCCGATGGCTTCGTCTACGAAGCGCCACCGCACTGCCCAGTGGTCATCGTGCCGATCCATCTCAATCAGGCTCGCGAATTTCATGCGTGCTTCCTTCCTTGCTGTGGGGGTCTTGGCATTTCACCCCGCGCAAATCGTTTTTGCAATGACAAAAACCCCCGGCGTTTGGAACAGGGGCATTTCCAATGCGTAAGCGCGCTTGGAACACGTGGCAACCGAGCTGCCTGCAAGAGGCCGTCGAGGGCTGCCTGGGCTTTGCCCTGCACAAGCACCGCCGCAGCGTAGACCAGGTGGCTGATCTCGTCGGCGAGTCCAACTGGACCGTCTACAAGTGGGTGCAGAGCGGCGGCATCCCGGCTCGCAAGATCGCCGGATTCGAGTTCGCCTGCGGCGCTCACTACGTGACGCGCTATCTCGCATCGAGCGCACACAAGCTCCTCGTGGACGTGCCGACCGGGCGCCTTGCGACACCGAGCGACGTGGCTGCCCTGCAGGCGAGCTGCACCGCAGCCGTGGCCGCGCTCATTGAATTCTCTGCCGGCCGCTCGAATGCGGCCGACACCCATGCCTCCCTCACCGCCGCGATGACGGCGCTCGCCTCCGAGCGCGCGAACGTCGAGCGGCACAACCAGCCGGAGCTTGACCTGCAATGACCCCCACATGGCAATCGATGGAAACCGCGCCCAAGAGCACGGTGGACGAACATGGCCGCGTCGTCGGCGTGTACCTGCTCGGCTACGTGCCGGAGCCGGAAGAGCCGGACGCCGATCCCGCATCGCTGATCCGCGTGATCTGGTGGGAACCGCTCACCGATGGCGGCGTCTGGTTCGGCGACGGCGCATATCCGGTGAAGCCCACGCGTTGGATGCCGTTGCCGCCGCCTCCGGCGAAGGACGATGCGGCATGAGCGCGGTGCAGAGCTATCGCCAGCAGCAGCGCTCCCCCAACACGGACACGGCAAGCGGTTCCGTGCTGCGTGCCGTGCAGATCGCGCGCAAGTACCCCGACCACGCGCCTACGTCTATCGAATTGCAGCTTGAATACGGCATGAGCGACGCGACCGCGCGCCGCTGGCGTGCGGCGTTCCGCGCGGCGGGAGTGCCCGCACGATGAGCGCCGACCGCTACATCAATGCCGCGCAGCAGCGCGTGCTGGCGATCGTGTTCCGGCTCGCCGGTCACGAGATCGAGGGCATCGCGCCGAGCGAACTGGCCTCGGCGGTGCACACCAGCGCCAGCAACATCACGCGCGACCTCGCCAACCTGCGCGAGGCCGGCTTCGCCGAGCCGCTCGATTCCGGCCGCTGGCGGCTCACGCCGCGCGTTGTGCAGATCTCGCTCGCTGCATCCACCGCGTTCGCCAAGGCGCAAGACCGACTCGATGAGGCGCGTCAGCGCTTCTCGCGGGAACGATGAGGAACGGCATGGAAGACCACTTCGATCATCTATTGCGATCGGCGCAGCAGAACAGCGTCCTGATATCGCGCGCGCAAATCGCTCTTGGCCGAATGCTGCTGGCGATCAAAGAACGCGAACCAGCGGAAACGTACTGGGGATCTGTGCAGCGCATCGGCTTGTCCGCGACGGCGGCGCAGCTCGCGATGAAGTTGGCTGCGCTAGCCGAAGCAGACCCGGCTGCCGAGTCGATGCCGATCGACCGTTTGTTTCACCGGCTGGCTCATGGCCATCCCGGAAGGATCAACGACCTCTGGGACATTTTTTCCGGTCAGCTCGAATGCGCGCTGGACGAACTGCTTTCAACCGACTCTGACAGGAATTGATTTCATGGCACGTCCACGCACACAGCGTTCTCCCGACGAAACCGATCGCATCGCCGCTGCTGATATTGATCACGAGGCATTGTCGAAGGCCGGCGACGCGGCTTCTCTGCAAAGCCAGCAGCTGGCGCTGATCCAGCAGCACTACGACATCGGCATGCCCTTCAACTACGAAGCGGCTGTGGTTCGCTTGCGCGAGTGCGCGGCCATCGAAACCAGCGGCGCCGTCGAGGCTGGCCTGGTGCTGCTCCAAATCAAGGCCCACACGCCTGGCCGTTTTCACGATGCGCTGGAGACAGTCGGAATCACGCCGCGCTGGGCCCAAAGGCGCATGCAGGTGGTTACCCGGCTCAAGCAGTTCCCGAGCTTGCGGTCGCTCGGCTTCTCGAAGGCGCTCGAACTGCTCGGCGAAGACGACGCGACGCTCGGTGCCCTTGAGCATGACGGTGCCATCGCGGGGATCACGCTCGACGAGATCGACCGCATGAGCACTCGCGAGCTGAAGGAGTCGCTCCGCAAGGAACGCGCCGAGCGCGCCGACGAGAAAGCCGCGGACGAGGAAATCATTCGCAAGAAAGACGAGCGCATCAACAAGCTCGCACGCCGCTCGACGCGCGGCGCATCGCGCGAGCAGATCGCCACGCTGCTGGAAGACCTGGACCGCTACAGCGTGGAGGCGTTCACGTTCCTCAAGCAGGTGCGCGACACGGTCGGCGCAATCAACACCCTCTACGCCGACGCCGGCGAGGCGATCGAGGAAGAGGTGCAGCAGCGCATCGAGACGAACGCCGAGTCGATCCGCGGCTGGTACGAGCAGCTCATCGCGGAAGTGGGCGAGTAACGCGACATGCACGCAGGGGAACTCGCCGAAATGCAAACGCTGCAGCACATTGCCTCGCGCCTCACCGCGGCGCCGCACAGCGGCCGCGGCGCGATCGCGGCCGATGGCGCGAAGCTGCTCGGCGTGAGCGTGCAGACGCTCTACAAGCGCCTGCGCAAGGTGGGTTACTCGAGCGGCCGCAAGCTGCGCAGCGACCGCGGCGACACGCGCGTCGGCAAGGACGGTGTGAAGGCGGTCGCGGCGATCCTGCAGGCGTCGCGCCGCACGACGGGCAAGGCGCTGCTGCCGGTGGCCGACGCGATCGACGTGGCCGAGGCGAACGGCCTGCTCGCCGAGCGCGTAAGCGCGACGACGATGCTGCGGATCATGCGGCGCGAGGGTTGCCACCCCGCGCAGCTCGCGCAGCCGACGCCGCACGTGAGCATGCGCTCGCTGCACCCGAACCACGTGTGGCAGCTGGATGCCTCGCTGTGCGTGCTGTACTACCTGCGCAACGGCCGCGCCGCGGTGATGGACGAGCGCACCTTCAATGCGCGCAAGCCGCGCGACCTGGCCCGCGTCAGCAACCAGCGGGTGCTGCGCTACGCGCTGACAGACCACAACAGCGGCGACACCATCGGCCGCTACTACCACGTGGCCGGCGAGGACCAGCGCACGCTGTTCGATTTCCTGATGTTCGCGATGCACGCGCAGCAGGGCCGCGTGATGCATGGCGTGCCGTGGATGCTGGTGTGGGACGCGGGCAGCGCGAACCAGAGCCACGGCATCAAGAACCTGCTGACGCAACTCGGCATTCGCCACTGGGCGCACGTGCCCGGCAATCCGCGCGCGAAGGGGCAGATCGAATCCATCCACAACGTGATCGAACGCAAGTTCGAAGGCCGGCTCACGTTCACGCGCATCGACAGCGTGGAGCAGCTCAATGCGCACCTGGACACCTGGCTGCGCGCGTTCAACGGCGCAGCGGTCCACCGTCGGCACGGCCATGCGCGCGACGCGGTGTGGCAGACGATTCGCGCGGATCAGCTGCGCCTGTGCCCGCCCGTGGAGACCTGCTCGGTGCTCATGCACAGCAAGCCAGAGCCGCGCACGATCATCGGCAACCTCACGGTGACCTTCCGCCCGCGCGGACACGAGCGCGCGACGTACAGCGTGGCGCACGTGCCGAACGTGCGCGTCGGCGAAAAGGTGGACGTGATCGTCAACCCGTACAACGCACCGTCGATCTTCGTCGTCACGAAAGAAGAGGACGGCGCCGACCGCTACTGGGAGTGCGAGCCGATCGCGACCGACGCCGCCGGCTTCTTCATGGACGCGCCGGTGTTCGGCGAGCGCTACGCCGCGCAGGCCGACACCGACGTGGACACCGCACGCAAGGACGCCAACGAACTCGCCTACGGCGAGCGCGACACGCTCGATGCTGTCGCGAAGAAGACGAAGGGCGCGATCGCCTTCGACGGCGAGATCGACCCGTTCGCGGACGTGCGCGAGAAGGCGGCGCAGACGCCGACATACATGCAGCGCCGCGGCACCGAACTGCACGTGCCGAATCCGGCCTACGTGGAAATGAAACCGCTCGACCAGGTCGAGGCGCTGTTCGAGCTGCGCGCGCGGCTCGGCCGCTCGCTCGACCGGCGCGAGGCCGAAGCCGTTCTCGTTTGGTTCCCCGATGGCGTGCCCCACGAAGAACTCGACGCGCTCGTCGCGCGCATCGAGCAGCTCCCCGCCGCCGGCGCGTCGCCGGCATTCCAAGAACCGCCGCGCCTGGTCGCGGTGAAGTGAGGTTTTCCATGCGTGCCACTGTTTCCATCGCCGAACCGAACATCGCCTTCGAGGCGAAGCTCGGCGATCTCTTCGTTTCGCACGCATCCGGTTTGCAGGAGTGCGTGTTCGCGGCGATCGATCGCGACGGCGACGTTCGCCACAAGCTCCGTGTTCGCGCGGTCGTTATTGCTTGCCGCATTGGATCGAACGAACCCGGTTACTTCAAGACCGGAATGATCGTGAGCATCGATCCCGATGCGCCGATCACGTTCGTCGAACCCGTCGAGCCGGTCGCCTTCCGGCAACGCCAACCCCTTTCCCACGGCTGAAGCGGCGCTGCCGAAAACGCGCCGCACTCCAACACCCCCACAGGAGAGTGCCCCATGCATACCCAAATCCAAGCCGTCGTCACGCCGATCATTCAGCGCCAGAACCTGCGCCTGTTCCAAATGGTGCCGGGCGGCTTGTTCCGCGTTACGAAAGCCGCGGACGGCATCCCCGCGATCGCGACGAGCGCCGCGCTGGCCCTCATGCACAACCACGGCGCGCCCGTGAGCGACAACGCACGCATTTGGGTGTCCGTCGTGTGCTGCAACCCGCACGAAGGTTTGATCGGCGAGTTCTTCGGCCTGCCGCGCGACATCGAAGTGCAGCGCGTGCATTCGATCGCGCCGTGGCAGCTCACGGTGAGCGAGCACTGACGATGATCGTCGAACTCAAAAGCCAAGCGGCCCGGCCGTACCGGCTGCGCGAGACGCTGCAGCGGCATCGCATCGCTCACCTGGACGTGTATTCGCGCATTCGCTACGCGTTCGGTCGCCGCGCGGGTGAGCACATTTCGGCGACGACGTTCTCGCAGCTGCTCAGCCTGCGGAAGTGGCCGATCCAGATCGCCAGGCAGCAGATCGTCCTCACGGTCGCGGAGCTGCTGCGCGCACGCGGCATTCCCGAAGAGGAGATCGAGCAAGCCTGGGAATACGACGTCGATGCCGACGCCGAAACCCAAGCCGCCTCCAGCCAACAAGCAGACGTCGGGACAGACGCCAATCCAGACCCGATCGAGCCGCCTTTCAACCTACCGGAGAAGACCATGCTATCACCCGCCGCCCGCGAGCACTTTCACCTGGCCGCGCACCCGTTCATCGACGACGTGCGTTCCGCCGCCGACGTGTACGTGAGCAAGGATCAGCGCTACGTGCGCGAGAGCATGTACTACTCCGCCAAGCACAGCGGCCTGCTCGCGGTGGTGGGCGAATCCGGCGCGGGCAAGAGCACGCTGCGCCGCGACCTCATCGAGCGCATTCGGCGCGACGGCGACAAGATCACCGTCATCCAGCCGAAGACGGTGGACAAGAAGCGGCTGACGACCGCGCACATCTGCGACGCGATCATCTACGACTTGTCGACCGAGCAGCCCAGGCAGTCGCTGGAGGCCAAGGGCCGACAGGTGGAACGCATCCTCACCGCGAGCGCGGCGGCGAGCAACCTGCACGTGCTGATCATCGAGGAGGCGCACGACCTCACGACGCCGATGCTGAAATACCTGAAGCGGTTTTGGGAGCTGGAAGACGGCTTCCGCAAGCTGCTCGGCATCGTGCTCATCGCGCAGCCCGAACTGCTCGAACTGCTCAACGAGCAGAAGAACCCGGAACTGCGCGAGTTCATCCGCCGCTGCGAGATCGCCAAGCTCAAGAGCCTCAACGGCAATCTCGAGGAATACCTGGCGCTCAAGTTCAAGCGCGTGGGCGCCGCGCTCGGCGACATCTTCGAGGCGGATGCGTTCGATGCGATCCGCGCGCGGCTCACGCGTCGTCGATTGAACGGCGAGTCCGAGTCGCACCTGTATCCGCTCGTCGTGCAGAACCTGGTCGCCAAGGCGATGAACACGGCTGTGGAACTGGGCCTGCCGAAAGTCAACGCGCAGCTGATCGGGAGGCTGTGATGGACAAGGCCGAAACGAAGAAGGTCGTGGCCGCGCAGCTGCGCAAGGCTGCCTCCTGGAACAGCACCGCCCGTCGCGACATTGCGCGCGAAGACCGCATCGACGCCCTTGATGCCATCGACATGTCGATGCGCGAGCTGACGCAGGCGCGCGCGCTGATCACGGCCACGCTGCCACCGGAGCTGCGCGCATGACGCCCGAGAAAATCCCTTTCGCGCAGCGGCCAGTGGGCAGCTTCCCGGCGACGCCGCACCAGCGGCAGTACGCGCGAATCCTCATGCGCGACAACGACCTCGACACGCGCTGTTTCACCCTCGCGCACGACCGGTTCTTCCGCACTGCCGCCGTCACGCCGCCGCGCCACGGCAGCGAAGTGGACGCGGGCCTGTGCGCGCTCGACCGCAAGCAAATCACCGCGCTGATCCAGGCGCTCAAACAATCGCTGGAGGAATGACATGAACCATCGTTCGCTGCTCGCTCTTGCCCTGGTCACCGCGCTCGCGCAGCCCGCGCTCGCCGACACGCTGACCCTTTCGTTCCCCGACCGCACCGACGTGTACGAGGGCGTGACCCTTCGCCAGACCAGCGGCGACGGCTCGCTCGCACGCGTGGATTTCGGATCGCTCGGCTACACGTCCACGCCGGTTCCGACATCGTTTGCGCGCGGCGCGTTGCCGGCAACGTTCGGCGAGAACTGGACGGTCGTGATCAACGGCACGTACTGGCACGACTGCCAGCTCACGCGCGTGCGCATCACCGCGCAGCAGCCGATGCAGCTGGCGTTCGCCGGGTGCGCGCCATGAGCGCCGAACCCTATCCGTTCCACAGGACGTTCAGCGCCCGCGACATCAACGAGGCGATAAGGCCGTACGCGACCAAGGTCGAAACCCTGCGTCGCGCCCTCGCCGCAAATGCGGCCGCGCGCAAGCACCTGCGCATGGTCGTCGTCGCGCTGCTCATTGCGCAGCCGCTTGTGTTCGCGATCGGCCGCGGCACCGGCGATCGCGGCATGACGGTTCGCGAGGCCGAGGCGGCGCCGGTGCCGGTGCCGAGCGAGCTTCCATTGGGCACCACGCGCTTCCACGACGAGACGGAAGGCGCGACGTGCTGGCTCTACGACCTGGGCTACCGCGGTGGCCTTTCGTGCCTGCCTGACCAATGGCTCAAGCCCGCGCAGGTCGACGACCAGGCGGTGCAGCCGTGAACCGCCCGATGCGGGGCGGCCTGTGGTCGCGCTCGCGCGACGTGCTCGCGAGTGATCCGAAGCGCGCGTTCTCGGCCAGGGAAGTCGCCGATGTAATCGACGCCGAGGCGTTCGAGGTGCGCAGCGTGCTGTGCCGCTACGCGCGCAAGGGCAAGGTGGTGCGCGTGGTCACGGTCGAGCCGGGCCCGGTGCGCTTTCGCCTGCCGGAGCAGCCGTCATGAGGCTCGCCGACGAGACGCTCGACTACTGGGCAGACCGCTTCATCGACGCGCGCCTGGCCGAGGTCATGTCGCTGGAGCAGTTCCTCACGCTGTCGCCGGCGCTGCGCGAGCGGCGCATCTCGCAACACCGCGAGGTGCGCCACCTGCAGGGAAGGCTCGAAAGCGATCTGCCGGACGCGGCGATGCACGGCGATCGCCTCATCGACCCGCTGCATCACACCTCGCCGCGCCCGTACCGCCGGCCGTCGTTGTTCCGTCGCCACCATCACGCCTAGGAGCCGCCGTGAAGATCCCCGTTGTCGTTTCGATCTCGAAGATGTCCGCGGCATGGCTGGTGCTGGTGCTGCTCATGGCCGTGTTCGTCGGCTATCAGCTGGCGGCATCGGTGCTCGCCACGCAGCAGCTGCGCGACGCCTACAACGAACGCCGCGACGCGATCAGTGAGCGCGTTGCCGCGAAGGCGGCGCGCGAGCGCGCGGAAGACGTGCTGACGAAGCTGCAGGCGATCCTGGACAACGCGGAGCAGGAGCAGCGGCATGCAGCTCAAGTGTCCAGCCTGTAACGCCTCGTTCTCGCTGGAGGCCGCGCTAGCGGTGGACGCCGCGCGCTCGGCGCTGGTGACCGCGCTCGGCGTGCCGGCGCTCGGCGGACTGCTGGTGCCGTACCTGGGCATGTTCCGCGCCAAGGGCCGCGCGCTCGCGTTTGCCCGCGTGGAAAACCTGTTGTCCGAGCTGAAACCGATGCTCGACGAGGGGATCGTTGTTCGCAACGGTTTGACGCGTCGCTGCCCGCACGCGCTCTGGCAGCAGGCGCTCGAACGCATGGTCGAGCAGCGCGACGCGAACAAGCTCGACCTGCCGCTGAAGACGCACGGCTATCTGCTGGAGATCGTCTTTTCGCTGGCCGACAAGGCCGGTGCGCAGGAAGAGCGCGCCGTCGAGGAAACGCGCCGACGCGGCGAGCGCACGAATCAGGGCGACGAGCGCGTCGCCCGCATGAACCTGATCTCGCGCATGCGCGGCGACGTGCAGCTCGGCCTGATCCCGCGCGACGCGGCGATCGAACAGCTGCGCCAACACGGCATTGGCCCGGAGGCTCTCGATGGATGACCGGATCACGCGCGACGCGCTGCTGGTGGCGCTGCGCAACCACATCGGCCGCGCGCGCGGCGTCACGGTGACCGCGCTCACGCGCGAGGCGCTCGGCTTTGAGCCGACGCGCGGCGACGAACGCCTGGTGCGCAGGCTGGTGGTCGAGCTGCGCATGGAAGGGCATCACGTGTGCGCGCATCCGGCGAGTGGCTATTTCCTCGCGGAAACGCCGGAGGAACTCGCCGACACGCTCGCGTTCTTGCGCCATCGCCTGGTCAGCACCGCGCAGCAGATGGCCGCGATGAAGCGCGTCTCGGTGCCCGACCTCTTCGGCCAGATACGCATCCCGACCTGACGGATTTCCCGACGCCCCCGCAGGCAATCCGCCCAGTCACAGGAACCACCATGTCCAACACCATCACGATGGAAACGATCGAATCCCAGGCGAAGGTCTTCGCCGGCGCGCGCGCCGAGCTGGCCGAGCGCCTCAACGCCCTGCGCGAGGAACAGGAAGCCGCGAAGCGGCGCCGCCTGCAGGGCATCAAGAACGCGCTGGCGCGCGTGCAGGACGCGCACGGCGAGCTGCGTGCGTCGCTGGAAGCCAGCGCTGTGCTGTTCGAGAAGCCGAAGACGCGCGTGCTGCACGGCATCCGCGTCGGCTGGATGAAGCAAAAAGGGAAGCTGGAAATCTCCGACGCCGAAGCCTGCGTCGCGGCGCTGCGCCGCGTGCTCGGCGACGACGCCGACACCTACATCAAATCCACCGAAGTGCCGATCAAGGCGGCGCTCGCGAACCTGTCGGCGAAAGACCTCAAGCGCGTCGGCGTGACGCTCACCGACGACGTCGACGCCGTCGTCATCAAGGCCGCGGACGGCGAGATCGACAAGCTGATCGACGCGCTCGTCGGCGATGCCGAGTTGGAAGCGTTGACGTAACCCCAAGCCCCCACAGGAGCAGGCGATGAAGTTGCAGATCAATGCGAATGGCGCGTGGAAGACGGTTGTCGAGTTCGACGCCGAGCGCACGCACGAAGTCGAGGATGCCGCTGCCGCGCTGTCGCGCGCGGCGGGCGGCTTGAATCTGGCCGTGGTCGATGAAGACGGCACGCGGCGCTATCTCAATGAGCGCGGCGCGTTCCGCGCGCCCAACGAAGGAGGCCGCTGATGTCCTGCGATTGTGAAGCAAGGATGGACAGCCATCTTCGACCGCACAACATCCGCTTGGCGCACGCGATTCAAGTTACGGACAAAGCGCTCATCGCTCGGCTTCGCATCGCCGTTGAACCCTTGTCGGACGCACCACGGAACGCGGTAAAGAAGGCGCCCGTGGTGGTGGCCAATTACTGCCCGTTCTGCGGCAAAAAGCGCGAGGTGGAGTGATGATTGGCCCGGCCGGATTCATGGCGGCGCCGAAGCTGCCGAGCCAAGCGTTGGCAGAGCGCGGTCTCCGGCCGGTCAGCGAGCTTGCCGCCAATCGCCCGCACGGCGATCGGCTTCGCTACATCGCCGGATGCCGCTGCACCGATTGCCGCAAGGCGAATAGCCGCTATGAAAATGAGCGGCGCAAGGCACGCGCAGCGGGCGACTGGAACGGTTTCGTGCCGGCCGCTCGCGCTCGCGCGCATCTGCACAAGCTGGCCGGCCTTGGCGTGGGGCGGCGTGCTGTTCACGCGGCCACGGATGTTGCCGATTGCATCCTGACCGAGATCCGCGCTGGCCGCCGCACGCGCATTCGCGCGCGCACCGAGCGCTTGATTCTGCAGGTCAACCTCGACTGCGCCGCCGATGCCGCGATTCGTTCTTCCGCGCGCACGAAGAGGCTGCTCGCCCGGCTGTACGACGAAGGCTACACCGAGGCATTCATCGCCAGGCGCCTGGGCTACACGCGGCCCTACCTGCAGTTCGGCGATCGGATCAGCACCCGCAACGCCTATCGCGTGGAGTGCCTCTACAAGGAATTGACCACATGAGCGACGGCACGAAGATCGAATGGACCGACGCGACCTGGAACCCGATTACTGGCTGCTCGGTCGTGTCGGCCGGCTGCAAGCACTGCTACGCGATGAAGCTCGCCGGCACGCGCATGCGCAACGAGCCGTCGCGCGCGGGCCTGACCGTCGACACTGCAGCCGGCCCCGTGTGGAACGGCCAGGTGCGCTTCAACCGGCAATGGCTCGAACAGCCGCTGCGCTGGTCGCGGCCGCGGCGCATTTTCGTTTGCGCGCACGGCGACCTGTTCCACGAGAACGTGCCGTATAAGTGGATCGACGAGGTGTTCGGCATCATGTCGATGGCGCCCCAGCATACCTTCCAGGTGCTGACGAAGCGGCCGCAGCGGATGGCCGACCTGTTGCCAAAGCTCGCGGGGCGGCACGCCCCAAGCGATGGCTCGCGCTGGCCGTTGCCGAACGTCTGGCTTGGCGTGAGCGTGGAGAACCAGGCGACTGCGGACGAGCGCATCCCGTATCTACTGCGGACGCCGGCAGCGGTGCGTTTCCTGTCGTGCGAGCCGCTGCTCGGCGATCTGCGCCTCTGGAAGCTCGGCGTGCTCGACTTCGACGAAGACAGCGTTGGCGCGGAGGTCTACCCGCTTTCCGGCACGCGTGCCATTCCCGACTGCGATTGGAAAGGCACAAGGATTGACTGGGTCATTGCCGGCGGCGAGAGCGGCCCACACGCACGCCCGATGCATCCGGACTGGGCTCGCTCGCTGCGCGATCAATGCGCCGATTCCGGCGTGCCGTTCTTCTTCAAGCAGTGGGGCGAGTTCGTTTCCGTGTCCGAGGTCGAAGGCCCCGGCCGGCACCACCAGTTCGATGATGGCGCCACGGTGCGTCGCACCGGCAAGAAGCTCGCCGGCCGCACGCTCGATGGCGTCGAGCACAACGCGATGCCGGAGGCGCGCTGATGCGCCCCGCACCGCGCGCGCCGAAATCGGCTCGCTCCATCGAGCTGGCGAAGATCCACATCGGCGCCACCGATCGCCGCTTGATCCAGCCCGGCGACGACTCGGCCTATCGCGACATGCTGTGGTCGATCGCCCGCGTGCGTTCGGCCGCGCAGCTCGACGCCGCCGGCCGAGAAGCCGTGCTCAAGCATCTGCGTGCCGTAGGCTGGATCGACACGTCGCCGCCGCGCCGCGCCGGTAACCACTACCAGCGGGGCACGCCGGCCGCGCTGATCCGCTGGCTATGGACGCAGCTGGCCAACGCCGGCGCCGTGCGCGACGCGTCCGACCGCGCCCTGCGCCGCTACATCGCGCAGCACGCCAGCGTGGCCATCCCCGCGCCGGACGAGCTGGCGCCACAGCACCTCAACCGCGCCCAGGCGCACGACGTCATCGAGCAGCTCAAGCGCTGGCTCGCGCGCGTGGAGAAGCCTGGCTCGTGAGCGCCAACCTCGACCGCGTCGCCACGTTCATGCGCGACCTTGCCGACATCGTCGGGCGGGAGGTGCAGACCGTCTTGGGCGTGCCCGCGGATCGAGCGGCCGAGTTCGGCCTGGCCACGGCGCAGAAGGCGTGCGAGGAGTTTCGCGGCCAGCTCATCTACGTGCCGATCGGCCTCGCGCTGCGGATCTCCGAGCGCGACCAGGAAATGTTCGAGTGGTACTGCCTCAACGGCCGTGACATCGGCGCCACCGCGAAGAAGTTCGAGGTCTCCGTGCCGACCGCCTACAAGCGTGTCAAGATCGTCGAGACCGCCCTGTACAACGAGCGCCAGGGCGCGCTGTTCCCGGAGGAAGAAAACTAATGGCTACAGAACAAGTCCTGCGGCTCGTAATTCAGACGATCGACACGCTGCAACCTGCGGACAGCTTCACTTTCGACAGGCTGTCCTTCGCAAATCGTATCGCCAACGTGTTTGAAGCCGCGCTGCGATCTGATCAGACGGAGGAAGCGGTCGCACTAGCGATTGCCGTTTTGACGAAGCTGAAGACACAACTCTAAACGAGCGCCAGGGCGCGCTGTTCCCGGAGGAATGATGAAGACCAGCGAGATTACGGCGGTCAGTACGCAATGCGCTGGCCGAACGGTCGCAGCCGTCGAATGGGAAGAGAACGAACCCCATTTTCGCCTTGACGTGTTGCGCATCCGATTCGAGGACGGCAGCGCGCTGGAGGTCGACGTCGACTACGTCGAGCGCATCAAGGTCATCGGTCCGATCCAGCCGCCGGGCACGATGTGGCGTCCGATCGCGACGGCCCCGACAGACGGAACGCTTGTTGATCTCTGGGTGGCCGGGCCGAGAAACGCGGGGGCGCGAGAGACCGATTGCTGGTTTGAGCGTGGAGCTTGGTGGAGGGACTATGGCCGTGACGGCCCCCTCAAGCCAGGTTCGTTCGTGGATGACGTCCCCACTCATTGGATGCCGCTTCCAGCCTCTCCGATCGAGCCGTCGGGCAGTAACCCCGGCGTCGAGACCGTCCTGCACAACGAGCGCAAGGGCGCCCTCATGAGTTCGCCACTGGCCCCAGTTCTGCGTCCTCTCCAAATCGACCCGTCAAAGGAGCTGCTCAATGTGCCGACTCGGCGCATTTGCACTTTTAACGTGCAACTCCGCCGCGGCGGGTCGTTACTCAACGTTCGACTGTCCGGCGTCGCTTCTCCAGAGAGCCTGTCTGACATCCCAGCGTTCCTGGGCGCCGCTGCTGACGCCCTCGACGGAGATCGAAACCCGATTGTTTCCATCAATCTGGTGCGCCCGTTCGAGGGCGTCAAAGCGGTGACCTGCCTGGTACGCACGCCGCCAGATAACCACCTCGCCGAGGTCTGCATCGAGGGGAGCGACGTGCCGGCCAACGAGGCCGATGTTCCGGCGTTCCTGCGCTACCTCGTGACGGTCTTCACCGACAACGGCATCCGCGCTAACCAGTAGCAACAGGTGCTCAGCGCCGTTTTTTGCACCACGAAACGGGTTTTCAATTTTCGTTCCCGTTTCTTCCCTTGGTTGCCCACGATATCCCAGTTATCAACGATCCCTGTGAAGAGATATCGTGTGCCCCGTCAGGCAACCCTCGGGCCATCGTTTGCGCGATGTCAAAAATGGCTTCCGGCAATTTTTCGCTCCGCGCTCGGTCGCGCTCCGGTTGCGCCAGCGCGCCCCGTCGGGGAGCATAGCCGGCCGCTCGTCCACGTCCGTCATGCCCAACCCCTCCGATCCGATCCATGCCCGCCTCGAAGAGCTGTTGGCCGCCTATGGCGCCCGCGTGCGGGCGCTGCTGTCGACCTACGGCCTCGACAAGCACGGCATCGACCCGGCCGATGTCGAGCAGGAAGTCCGCATCCGCCTGTGGCATGCGCTTGAGCGTGACCGGTCCGGCGCCTTTCATGCGTCTTATGTGCAGCGGGTCGTTGCGAGCACCGTGATCGATGCCCTGCGACGGGCCCAGGTCCGGGCGGCGGAGCCGCTGCCGGAGGAGGAAGACGAAGGAGCGATCGATCTGGACGTGGCGCAGGTTGCGCCGGATCGGCGCGCCGGCGACTTGGAACGGATGCACGGTCTCAAGCGGTGCCTAGACGAGATTCCCGAGCGTCGCCGGTTGCCGATCGCTTTGCACCTGCAGGGCTTTTCACTGCAGGAAATCGCCGATCTCGCCGGCATCCCGTCGGCCGAGGCGGCCAGGAAACTGGTGTCGCGCGGGCTGGAAGAACTCAAGCAGCGCCTGCGTGATGTGGGTCTCGGCGATTTCGAGGATTAG